TAGGATATTGTGAGTATAAGAAACCCGGATGGAAGAAAAGTGCTTTCTTCACTGAAGAGTTTCCTAAAACAATCAGTAACCTTAGTTATCTAAAAGAGTATGAATGTTATGACTGTCAACTCCGTAAAGGAGAAAGTGGACACAACATCATTGAAGGATGTCTTAAAGACGAACGTCGAAAACTTGAAAAAGTAAAAGCTGGTTCTACGAGACTCTTCACTAATCCTCAACTCAAGCATTACCACACAGGAAGAAAATATTTTGGAGCTTTCATCGAACAAATTGGAAGACAAAGATTTGAGTTAGGAATTGCACTGGGAATCAACCCACACTCAGCCGATGATTGGCAAACAATCGTTGACAAAATGTTTGCAGCTGACCCTTCGCTCAAACACAACGTGGATGGAGATGCGTCAACCTATGACTTCTCCCACCACCCTCAAGTACTCAGAACAGTACTTCGCATAGCCCTTGAATGGTATGCCCGAAACCCAACAACAACCCAAGAAGAACAAACAGCCAGAGAAACCTGGTGGAAAGATGCATGTCTTGATGTTATCTTGCTCATTTGTAGAGACCTTTTGTTAGTTGAAGATGCCCTCTCTAGTGGAGTTTTATTGACTTTTATCATTAATTCTATCGCTGGACAACTTACTCATCGTTACTCAATGAAGAAACACCTTCTTTCCGTTGGAAATAAAATCTCCCTTTCAGAAATGGATCGAAAGATCTATGTCCTCACTGGAGGAGATGATTTCACCCATACATTTGACGCTAGTTTAGATTATTCGTTTGAAGCCATGCGCTATCAACATTCTTTACTTGGATATACTTACACCGATGCTTCCAAAGACGGCAAGGTAGTTCAAGTCAAAGATATATCAGAACTTACTTTTTTGAAAAGATGTTTTGATCGTAGAGAACATATCTATTTCGCTCCCATGGAATTAGATATTCTTGAAATCCTCAATTGGCAAAGTAACGAAATGTCAGCTGACGATGCAGCAATTGCTCTCGCCGACACAGTAGTCTTTGAACTTTTCCATAGAGGAAAGAAAGAATTTGAACTTTACAAATCTAGAATTAATGAGATTCTTGTTAACCGAGGTTTGCCTCCTAACAATCGATCTTATTCAGAACTTCTTCAAATGTTCCTTCACGAACCTCTGGTTTTCGATTATGCCCAATCAGGCACTCAAAACTACAGACAATCATTTTACATGATGTACAAAGAGAAACCTCAATTTTCAACATTTTTCAATGGTGCACACCACCATGCAATTTTTAAATTTAGAGGCAAGGATTATAGTGGTGACTTCTGCCAAGACAAAAAGTCTGCCGAAGAAAGCGCCCTTGATCGTTTTGCCCGCGAAACTGGAACTGGAGCACACGGAATATTTTTCACAACCGTCCCTGATCCAAGTCTCCCCCAACCCATCAATAATAATTTGAGACCATCTCCATTACGTAACGTCGAAATGGAGTTGTATTGTATGAATAAAAATATTGATGCAGTTTTTACAATTTTAAATGAATTACAAGTCCCCAAAGAAGACAAAGCCATAATGTTAGCCACATTATTTGAGCTCAAAAGAAATTATGCAGATCTCTTTGTCCGTTCAGTCAAGCCAGACTGGGCCCAGAGCGAATCTGTAGAACCCGAACAGGTTGAGATACAATACAGAACTCAATCTATCGACAACACCTTGACTAACACCCAAGTCATCCCCTCTCGTCCTCAACCATATTTTGATGAAGTTGATCCCTATGAAGATAGTGGATTGGCCCGTGAATTAACCAAACAATACCGAATCTCAGATGTATTGTGGACTGGAGATCAAGCAATGGATACCCCCCTTGCTTTACTCAATTTTCCCTACCAAATTTTCCAAACCAATCCAGCAGTTGTATCAAAACTCAAAAGATACATGTGGTTCAAAGCTGATGTTGAAATAGAAATCAAATGTAATGGAACAATGTTCGATTATGGACAAGTTCTAGGTGGTTGGTTGCCTCACAATCACAACTACACCGGTGAACCAAAAACCGGAAACATTTTCACTCTTTCTACCACCAACCCTTTCACAATCAGTCCTGGAACCAATGTCTCAGCAAAATTCACAATCCCATATATTTCACCCAAGATTGGAATGCTCTATACTGAAACTGGTGATGATGGATATTTCGGGACAGTAAGATTGAGAGTTATGAATTCTTTGCGCAGATCTGGATATACTGCCACTCCTGGAATCACACTTTCTATCTTTGCTCGTTTCGTAAATCCTAAAGTTTATGGACCATGCTTGGTAGACGGGTTTGATGTCGCCCAATCTGAATCAACAAAGAAAACCGAGAAAGGCATCATCTCGTCCGACCTCGAATCGGCTTCTGGGATAACTTCACAAATATCTCGGATGAATCTCGTACCTCCTGGAGGGAAAGCTTTATTAGCCAACGTTTCTAAAGGACTGTCTACAGCGTCTCGCTTTGCAGCTTCTTTTGGATTCGACAAGCCAAATGATCTTTCTTCTACACAACCTGTTGTTATGGAAACAGTTAACAACACTGCCCTCGGCAAGGGTCTCGATACAAATGCCAAGTTGTCAATGAATCCTGAATTTGGAGTCGGTCAGGAAGACCTCAATTTTGGAACAACGATCTCAAAAACCAACATCTATGAATTGGCAGCCCTCCCGGGCCTTTTTGATGTTTGGAACTTTGACAACACCAGTGGAGCCGGAACTGTGCTGAAAAGTTACTATGTTACACCCTCAACGTGTAAGACAACCACTACCACTGACCTCACACCCACTATCAAACAATATTGCACCCCTTGTGCCACTGTTTCTCGAATGTTTAGATACTGGAGGGGAACCATGAAATATTGCGTAGAAATACGAGCCCCTAAAACTTCCTCTGGAAGAATGAGAATTTCATGGCAACCTAAACGAAGCACCGTTCCCGGTGTCTTCACCCAAGGAGAGGGAGATTTCATCTCAGAAATAATAGACTTTACAGGTGACACAACAAAAGTCTTTTCAATCCCCTATCTCCAAGATAAACTGTACCGACCAGTTTCCCCATCTTACTACCCGCTTGAAAGCGCCTCCAATGGATGTATTACATTTTCAGTAGTCAATCCCGTTCAATCAGGAACTTCAACCCCAGACAGTTTAGTTTATGTTAACGTTTGGTGTTCCATTGAACCCTCTGATTTTGAATTCGTCCAACCCCATGGAGTGGCTCGATACGGTGCTGGTTACCAAGTCCAAGTGGCCGACGGTGGAACTTTAGCAGGAAATGACATTGCCCAATCTGGAACTGAATTGCCAAATCAACTATTGAATGTTTTTAGCAAACCTTTTCCTAGCATAGTCCCTGCAAAGACCATGAAGATGCGCGGAGTTTGTTCCAACGATCCAGTTGACAATGTTTTGACATTGCTTCACAGGTATTCGCTTTATGGATCCCCTGTTACTCCCGCTCACATTTTACCCGACCAAATCACCCTGGATATTTCCGAAGCCTCACCAGCTTACTCAATCCTCTACCAACAAGCCATTACTGCTAATGTCCTTGGCCATTGGTTTCTCTACTCCCGCGGGGGATGGAGAATCATAGCCGTTAGAGCAGTCACCACAACCGACAATACCTACAATGCTGTATGGACTGTCCGCAACATTTTTACTTCATCTGATGGTACGCCCACAGATAGTAGTCAGTATCCCCTTGATATTGATGGAGTCATTATGCAGGATATGACCTTGCAGCCTTCAATTCAGATTTCAGTGCCTTACCAATCTGATTTGCCCTACATCCCTTGTCCACACATTCGCTTTAGTGATGAAGCATCGCGGAACGCCATTTACATTGAGACTCAAAACTCATCAGCAAGTGCCCAGTACGCCAGAATCTACCGTTCCGTCGGAGACGATTTCAGTCTCGGATGGCCCGTTGGATGTCCTATTTTGTGGACAACCCCCCTCCCCGCCCAGAGTCGCAATCAACTCTCTCCTGAAGATAATAACAGGAGTAAATGACACTTTCTTAAAACCGAACACCGAAACCTTAAAAACAC